TCAAGTCTAGTAGTGGGTAATTTAATGAAAGTTTCAGGTCGGAATAAACCATTATTACTGCATAATGCTTTAGTAAGTGTTTGAATACTTTTAATACCGTCAAAATCTGTGGCTGGATTTAAATTTGTATTATCAATAGCACCGAAATAAAAACCTTGGAAAGTTTGGTCAACTGTTGTTTGCGCTTTATTAACAACTATAAATGCAGCTTTACCTAAATTTTCAAGACTATCAAAAGACCCTCCTGATTCATCTTTCCAATCAAATCCATTTTTTTGATATATTCTAAAATAAGTTTCTTGATCAATTGTAAAGTGTTCTGGCTCACCAATTACAACTGTACGTGTTGCAGAACTTGCGCCTACATTATTAGTAAATCCGGACAAACCTGTTACCGTATTCAATTCATTATCAACTAAAACAGCAGATGCAGGATATGCTAAAACACTATAGTTATTACCAAATCCTATACCACGATCATCACCGTAAGGCATTCTATAAGCAAAAACATTTGCTGGGCTATTAAAAAGAGCATTGGCTGTGCTTGAAAAATATAATTCTGCTGGAACAGTAGGTTCACCATAAATATCTATAAATTCACTTCGTGATGTTACTTGAATAACTTCATCAGTTGGTCCTCTATCAGCAAAGCCTGTGACTAATACATTAGTACCTGCAGGTAGTACAGGTCTAATTGATTGATCGATTTCTTTAATTTCTACTCCGGGAGATTGTATTGTACGTGCCATATAATATTATTTATAGCATCCCGGATAAAGAATTATACCAATTCAACTAATAACTGAGAGAACGCAAATTCAAAAGTAGTTTCTATTTCACCCGGTTGTCTATAGTTAAAATTGATACCACCTAAACTAACTGGGAATGCATCTGTATAAATAAATTCTACTTTTCTTTTATCAAATTCATCTAAAGCAAATAAAGAAATATCAGTTTGATATAAATCTGGGGAAGTTAAAGTTTTATTTTGATTTCTTTCCTTAGTTGATACATTAGGTACAGTTACTATTTCCTTACCATTAAACTGAGATTCTTTTTCATCGTTTAAAATATCTAACCATTTATATATTACCCAATAATTATTAAATTCATTATCAATTGTAAAATTAACAGTGACATTTTCATATGGTGGTCTTGTATGTTTTGATACTTTATAAGATTGACCCGCATAACCTAAAGTTTCAGATTGAACCTCTATGGTAGGTACTACTGAACCATAAACTGAAAATTGTATACTATTTTCATTTACCTTTTTATTATTCCTTGCTCCTATATATTGATCATTTATTTCTTTTAAAGCAGTTGGTAAATTTAGTACAAGTAAAAACTTATCTAATCTACTTTTATTAAACTGTGATTGATTTATTGTTGCCATACTTTATATCCTTGCATTTGTAATTGATCCATATCACTATTAGTATTTGAAGCGTTGCCTATAATTACCGGTAGTGTATTTTGTAAACCTTCCTTTTCATTGGTATATAAAGAAGTAGGGTTCATAAAGTATTTAATGCCAAAATCCATTTGCTGAAGTTCTAATGGTCTATTATTTGTATCTCTTTTTATTACTTCAAAATATGTATCTACTAAGTCATCATCTAATATAATTAGATTCCACATAAGTGAGGTGACTAAATCATCATGATATCCCTTCTTTGCATTCCATGTACCGTTTGGTGCTTTTACATAGTTTTTTAACTCTTTTATAGTGCGTTTATCATTTATTTGAACAGAATCTAATTCATTTATCCAGTATCTCATATTAGTTACTGCTTTATATTTTGTATTAGTATGAGATATTATTCCTAATTGGTTTTTCTTTCTATTAGCTAATGAGCTACCCCATGAAACTATATTTTCATAATTGTGAGTATTTTTTAGTATATCTACAACTTGACCTCCACTATTATTTCTTTCTACACAAACTAAAGGATTTCCCCAATGCTGTAATATTTCATAAACTTTTTCTGTGAAGTTATATGGAGAAATTTCGTTATTGTGATATACTGCTATCTGTTTAATATTAGTCAAATCAGTGTAATCTAAAATTTGTACTACTGATGCATCTTTTCCTAAACCTTCTGCAGTGTCAACACTTGCTATATATATACCATCTTCTTGCGGTTCGCCCCATAATAAATATTTACCATCATCAAAAACAAACAAAGGTTCTGTAATTTTGCTATATAATCTTTCAAATACTTCATTATTAACTGAACTTTCCCCAGAAGAAATAAATTCACAATTAAACTCTTGTTCAAAAGCTTCTCTACTACCAATACTATTAATAGTTTGTTGTCTCCATTTTTCATTACGGCCTGGAATTTCATTCCACAATATTTTATCATGCTCCCAATCATTTTCTTTATTTTCTGCCCCTGTATATAACTTATAAAATAAATTATCAGTCCCGTTGGCAGTTGATGCTATAAAAATTTTAGACTTTTTTGATGATGATACGATAGGATAAACGGATTTCCAAAAATCATCTACTAAATGCGGTTCAATAAAAGCAAGCTCGTCAAGAATTAGAACGTTTACAGATTGACCACGGGCTGCGGTACCTGTTGTAGTAGATATACCTATTCTTGTACCATTAGCTAAGGTTACTGAAGTTTTACCATATTCTTTAACGCCAGGTTTTAACCAATTAGGTAATTCTTCATACGCTAATCTTATTCTACTCATTATTTCTAATGCTGTACCTTCTTTATTAGCTACTATTAATATTCTTTGATCTTGATTAAAACAAGCTATCCACAATGCATATATCGTCATCATAGTAGTCTTACCTATCTGTCTGCTTGCTAGTAGTATAAAAAATCGATTATCCCTCATTTTACGTAAAGCTCTTTTTTGACAATAATGTAAATTAATGGTTTGTTTACCCTCATCTAAAGATATGATATAAAAATATTTTTCTGCAAAGTGTAATATATTTTTTTGACACTTTTTTAACTCTTGTACCATCTTAGGGGTGTATTCAAATTCAGCCCCTGCGGTAGGTAGATTAGGGTTATTCATATAGTTTTGTTTATTTTTGATCATCTCGCTATAAATATTTACATGACAAGAGCAAATACTCTAACCGAAATTTGGAACACTTATAATAATAATGTATTATCTGAAAATGCCCCTGCTATGAAAGCTGCTAAATTTGGCACTAAACCTGGTAAAGGTGGTAAAAATTTAAATGATGCTGATGCAGGTGATTTAGCTAATAAAGATACATCAGGACCAGAAAATGCAGATATTGGTGAAACAGCTCACCCCTATTCTAACGTTATCGATCCTAAACATAATAATGCAAAAGATGAATTATATGATAGTGAGATTTATTCTTCTGAAAAATATAATGAAAATGATAAAAAAATAGAGAAAAAGGTAAAAGAGAGTATAAATAATTATATGAAATCTACTTTTGACAAACTTTTTGAAAATGTGATGGGTGAAGAAATGCACTCTGATCAAGAAACACAAGAATTAGACGCACTCGGTATTGAAACCGATGCTGAAGAAGCGGGCGATGGTGATGTTACAATTACACTTGACCGTGACATGGCAAAGCAACTTTGCGATTTATTGCAAGCGGCAATGGGTGAAGATGGAGATGATGATGCAGAAGCAGAAGATGGTGAATACGGCCACGGTGAAATGGAAGAAATGGAAGAAGATGAAGATGAAGATGCTGAATCAGAAGAAGATGAGCTAGAAGAAGCAATTGAAGCAGATGATCTAGGGCATACTTTAGTTAATGCAAAAGAAACAGGTTTAACTAATGCAGGCAATAATAAAGTAGGTACAGTTAAGCCTAAAGGTGGCAGTGCATCAGGTTCAACTAAAAAATATGTTGAAGCTGAGCCAAAACCATTAGCTGACGGAAAAGCCAAACTACAAGGTAAAGATAATAAAGTTGGTAGTTTGAAAGTAGGCGCTACATACGGTGCATAAGTAGATTTAAAATTAAAATCGCGCAATCATTAATTTGGTTGCGCTTTTTTTTGCTTAAATATAATTATGCAAAGATTCAGTAAGTTTTTTGAAAATAAATATCAGGGACCAAAACCTGGTGTTAATCACTGGCATAGAAAAAGTATACCTGATAGTAGTGGAAGAAAACGTGCAAATATAGTAGCTGATTATATAAAAACTGACCCTACTAAAAATCAAAAAATTGAACAATTAAGAGATGGTCATGGAAAAAAAGTATGCGGATCTAGAGATTTGCAATATATTAGAAATCAATACAATATTGTACCTTTTAAAGGTAAAATAAAAAAATTAGGTAGTACTGGTATAAAATTGTATTTTGATGACCAATTAAATAATTTTGTAATAGAAAGATGAGCCAACCTGATTATACATGTGAATATCCCGGTTTAGTGCAAACCGATGAAACTTGTTTCAGATTTACAAATAAATCTATTCAAGCAAGTGAACGTGTCTTATATTCTAATTATTGGAGAGAGCAAATTAATCAATTTGGAGTTAAAGTTAAATATTATGTTAATACATATAATACTTTAAGTGCAGATAATTTTTATGGGGAGCAACCTACGCAAACATTTGCTGTGCCAAGAGAAATAACTTTAGCTGTTACTTTAAATGAAAATGCAATTACATTATCTAAATTTGGTTTTGAAAGTGATGATGATATAACAGCATATATACATATATCTTCATTTTTTGATGAATTCGTTACTTTATCAGCAGATTTTGCTCCGTTCGGCGATAATATGGATATGTTAATTAACGGTAAAATACCTCAAGGGGTATATGATAGATACCTAACTTTTGGTCCAGTTATTGAGCCAAAAGCTGGAGATGTTTTTGAGTTGTCTGAATATGGTGATGATAGACCTAATAATAGACAAGCTAAGTTTTTTGAAGTAACTGAAAAATTAGATCAAGATATATCTCAAATTAATAATCTTCAAGGTCATTACGTTTTTCTATTAAAAGCTAAGCGTCTGGATTATAGCTTTGAACCTACTATTAACTTTAATGATAAGGGAGATCAAATTATTATTGCTGATCTAATAACTAGTAATCCACCATTATCAGATTTAGCAACAGAAGATTTATTAACCTTACAAGCAACTCTTTGCACAGTAGCTGGAGAATCTACTAACGATCAAGTATATGAAGATGCGTTTGCCGGTAGATTACCTGGAGGTGAAAATCCCGAATCTATGCCTAAAAGAGAAGATTATGAAACATATATCGTTGATGAAACTAGTAAAAATGAAGTTTTTGATATGTCAAATAATGACACTGATGTGTATGGTGACTACTATTAAGCTAAAATAATTCCTAACCATTCTTCAGCTTGTTTTATAGATTTAAATTTTATTTCTTTTAATTCTTTATCTACTAAAAAAATATAAGTAATTCCTTCATTATTATCTTTTTTAATATCATGTAAGGTATAGATTTTATTTTTTAAAAATAATCTAGTATTTTTACCTGTCCTATTAATAAATCTCGTCCCAGGGATAAATTTCATCCGTATCAATACCTTTTAAATAAAGTTGTATGTCATGTTTCATATCTAGATATCTTTCATCTATATATTTTTGAAATGCAGTAGGTTTAATCCACGCAGTACTATGCTCAGTATCATAACCTATTCTTTCAGCTCTGCTACAAGCTACATTAACTCCTTCATATAAACATGCAAATCTTGCTATAAAATCTATACCATATTCTTGAATTATATTATCAGTCTTTTTCATCATATATAGATTGTATCAAAGTTCCTAATATAAAATATATTATTCTTTCTTCATCTATATTATATAAATTAATTATTTCTTTTATATTGTGTATATTTGAAGATAAAATCTTTTTATTTAAATTAAAAAATGAATTATCTAAATCCTTAACGTTTTTAGATTCTGTTTTATTAAT